ATGCGATTGAGGGTGGTGACGTGGCGATGATATACACGGGCACAGGAGCTATGCCGCTCAGTGTCCTGGCAGCACAGACCGCGCTACCTACCCCAGTCGCACCGGGCGGAGCCGGCGGGGCATCAGGACCAGGCAAGAACTCCAGCAAGCCTACTCCCACGCAAAAGGAGGCCGGGACGGAAGCCGACCGCCCTTTAGCAAAGCGGGGAAGTCACTGGAGCAGGTACTAGCTGCCTACCTGAAGCGCAAGGGGCAGGAAGCGGCCGCAGGACTCACAACTGAGAAGCTGGCGAAGGCCGACGATGAAGATAGAAAGAAGCCAGAAGATCAGGACACGATAGACGTCGTGGTGGACTGGGGCGACCTGATCCCCGAGGTGACGCCCTACCTTGAAACCGATGCAGTAGCTGGCGCCACAGAGTTTTTGACCGATCGCGGCATTGCAGAAGACTCGGACATGTGGACCAAAGTCTTGGACCAGGCGCGGCAGATGGCTCGGGAGCGCGGCGCGGAGTTGGTGGGCAAGCGGATCGCAGACAAGGGCGAGATCATCGACAATCCGAACGCCAAGTGGGCGATCACGGATACCACCAGGGCCAACCTACGAGAGTTGATAAGCAAGTCCGTCGATGAGGGGTGGACGACGACCGAACTCCAGCACAACATCCTCCAGAGCGAGGACTTTAGCGCCGCGCGCGCCCTGACCATCAGCAGGACCGAAAGCATGTACGCCTACAACCACGGAAAGCACGAGGCCGCCAAAGGTACAGGGCAGAAGTTCAAGCAGCAGATCGGCTCAGGGGATGCTTGCGAGGATTGCATGGAAAATATCGAGGCTGGCTTGATACCGATAGACGAGCCGTTCCCTTCGGGTGACGATTGCACGCCGATTCACCCGAATGATCGATGCGGGGTGGGCTATTCTGATACGGAGGATGGAGAATAATGGCGAAGTGTGAGCATATGAATTTTAAGGCCGACGTGAGAGTTGACCGCATCCTTAAAAAAGATGGAGACGTTACGCCATCAGCCTACACATGCGAGGTGCATATACACTGTTTGACATGCGGACTGCCGTTCGAGTTCGTAGGGTTGCAATGTGGATTGCTTTTCGACCGTCCCACCGTTGACCCGTCAGCTCAAGAACTAAGAGCGCCTATCAAGCCAAAAGGGTTGGCTATAATGCCGGGACTTTCAGGGTTTACGGTGAGGGCAAATTGATGGCGGCAACAGGACGCATAAGAATTGACGAGGAGTCAGCCTTGAAGTCTATGCCGGTGACGGCTGAGGCTATCCTGCGCTCTGCCCAGGCTCTGAGGCCGATTCTCCCTGAAAAGTTCTACGGCCGGTTCATCCTAATATTCGAGGATGGCCGGCCGATTCGCTGGGAGACTATTCAGAGCGGGAAGCTCTAACGAAGTTTCCCGGAGGCCCACATTTGCCGCATCCGGTAGGAATCGTCGAGCAGTTGCTGTTCTGTGACCCCACTCTGCATCGCTTTGGCGCGCACTAGGCAGAGATCATCATAGGAATTCTGCCCCAGCAGAAACCACCGGTATTCTATCAAAGCAATGCGCGCGAGGTTATTCCTGGCGGATGGCGACTTGTCTGGCGTGTCTTCCATTTCGGCGATAATCTTCTTGGCTATTTCAAGTTCGACGTTCATGTGTTCCTTTCCTGTGCCGGGATATACCGCCCGGCTCGGTTGCGGCTGCATTTGAGTAGTAGCTTCAGGACCCATGCCATCCAGACAGATTCGAGTCCTGAAGTCCATAGGCTACCCTCCTTCCTGTACTGCGGTGAGTAAATTGTAGGCCAAGTATGGCACTCAGCCTATCAGCCACCCTGCAATCAATCCGCCGATAATCAGCACAGCCAGAATGCGCCAGTCCCAACGTCCGTAGATGTCCATTTCTGCTCCTTATGTGGTTGATTACCGCTGCATTGTTATTCGGTTCTGCCGCAAGGACCGCGCGGCGGAGGTTAGTTCTTTTTGTGAAACGCCATGCGGATAGCGAGTACGGCGATCATTAAGTAAACCCACAAGAAAACGTCTCCCTGAATTGAGAAATCATGCAGAAACCCATAAACCATTCAGCGTCCAAGTCGCAAGCTGGTAAAACTTCCTGGCCTGTTCAACGTTTCCGTCGCGCCTCATGATGTTTGTAGCCATCTTGACGATTTTTTCCCTATCGTCAGGTCGCGATACAAATTCCTCGGCGAGATTGTTAAACCCTATAGATTTAATAACCACCGCCACCGCTTCGATTTCCGCCGTTGTAGGAACCTTTGTCATTTTTGCTTTCTCCCCTTTGCGGTTGATTGCCAACAACCGTTTAGTTGATAAACGAAGAATAGCACCTCCAGTGCGCATGTCAACAGAAAAGTTTAATAAGTGCGAAAGATTACCAAAACAGGGATCGTACGCAATTGCTCATTCCCGCGAAAATAGCACTTGATAAACCGCGCGAGAGGTGGTTTAATAATTCCAGTTCACAGAAAGAGGTCTTGAGATGACCGAAACAGAACGGATCACGAACGAAGTCATGAGCAATTACGGTTTTGACGCCACTGGCACCTACCATGCTCCCGAGTATCCACATGCCAACGTCCTCGGCGGAGGGCCAAACGTAAGCGAGTTGCCGAATGAATATGGACTCAACTTCTTCGTTGGCATCCGCAACGCATTCGCTTTTGATGTCCTGGCAGGACTCGTAATCTGGGGACTGTGGGAGCTGCATCACCCCGTCATGCTCTTGGCGCACTGGCTGGTGAGCCATGCACGTTAACCTCCGCAATGCCTACCTATGCGCTGATTGTGACACGATTGGCGATTCCCCAGAGCAGTGCCCGGCCTGTGCAAGCCGGTTGGGCATCCTGCCTCTGATTACCGTCCTCAACAGGACCCAGAAGGAGAAAACATTGTACGCAACCAACAGACAAGCAGAGGCCGAAGCAATCGTGAGGATTCTTCACCAGACGAAAGAGCGCATGGACTACGAGTCTGGTCTTTGCCTCCTATGCCTGAATCGGGAAGACAACGGCCACGAGGAGAACTGCCCTTTCCAAATGGCAGACGAGTTCATCGCCAAGTACGGGACTCACCCGCCGGCAGAACCGAGGCGCGCGTGACGCTCCCCGATATGATCGACGAGGTCTACGAGAAGACGCACTGGCCGATGATTGAGATTTTGCGGCTAGCGGGGGAAAACTGGCCGGGACATGACCGATTCACGATGACACAGGCAAATCTTTTGATAAGCCTGATTGAACGAAAGAAGAAGGAGATGCAACTTTGAGCACCATTTACAGTGAACTGATTGCAGTCGTATGCGTAGATTTTCTACCCCAGGCCGAGGGCGAGCCTGACGGCCACTACCTGCGGCGCCTTGTGCTGGCAGTGTCCAAGTGCTCGGATGAGGCTTGGGAAGCGCTGAGCACCAAAGCGCGTAACTGGTACAACGCACAGGCTATCCGAGTGAAGGCGCATCAGGACCCGGAAGAGTGCCCCGGCTTCGTCGGTCCCATCGTCGATGCCGTCATTGATGCTGGCTGGCCAGACCGAGGCCCAGAGGGTGACATCCACATCGTGTCTGACTCGCCGGTCGAGAGTGAGCATACCTTCAATCCTTCGGAGGCAGCGCATGTTCCTCTGGCGGCCAAAGATGGACAGTTTGTCGCCCCAGCAGATCAGGACTCACCGCACGCTTTGGAATACTCGGATGGGCATGTCAAAGTTGTTCATCCTGAAGAGTTTGGCCCCGTTGTTCCCGAGCAGGGCGTAAGCGTATCAGTCTTCGCTGGCTGGCCTCCGAACCCCACCAATATCCTCGTCGATGAGCGTATGCCTGAAAATGCGGTGCTGCTCATGCATGATGACTTGCCGGGCGCTGGACCTCTGCAATCCAAGCGCACCGCAACCGATGCCGTCCGTGCGCTGGTGATGCAGCATCAGGACTGGAATCAATCTCAGATCGCCGCGGAACTCGAAGCCCACGGCCAGCCGGTGAGCCTTGGCACCATCGCCACGGTACGCAGCATGACCCTGGCGACCATCGCTGTAGCCAAGAGGTTGGGAAAGTGGGTAGAGGGATGAACAACATCACGCTGATAACTTGAATCCCAGAAAGGTTAACATGCAACCAA